CAAAGCAAACTTATCTGGCGACTTTGAAGTTTTATCTGATAGCACTTCATTGACTCCAGCAAAAATTACTGCAGACAATCAAATTGCAGCCGTGCTACATCGTGGGCGAGCATTTTCTTCACGAGATTTAGCCGCACTTGCAGTTGGTGGTGGTCCTGATCCTATGGCTGCTATTGCACAAAAAATGGCTGCTTATGTTAACAACCAGAAGCAGAAGGATTTATTCTCTTGTTTAACTGGTGCATTTGGTTCTATCAACGCAAACGACAGCAACTCTGCTTTATTTGCTTTAACAATTGATTCAGAATCAGGAGATACTCCAACAACACTGAGTCCAAGACACGTTGCAAAGGCTCAGGCTTTGTTGGGTGATCAAGGCGATAAATTAACTGCAGTTGCAATGCACTCAAAAGTTTTTTATGACTTAGTTGAGAGAAATGCAATTGACAGAATTTACGATAATACAGGTGCTCCTGATACTTCAGCCACAGGCGGTAGTACAGTAAGAGCATTTGATGGACCCACAGCTGTAAATACATTTATGGGTCTTAATGTTATCGTTTCTGACGATGTTCCAACAACTGGATCTGGTTCTTCAACTGAATATTCAACATTCTTCTTTACTCAAGGAGCAGTTGTGACAGGAGAGCAAGCTCCAATTAGAACACAAACAGATAGAGACATCCTTGCTTTGGAAGAGGCAATGGCTGTGGATCTTCACTATATCTATCATCCTGTCGGATTAAAGTACGCTGTATCAACAGTCAACCCTAATAGAACTGTATTAGAAACTGTTGCTTCTTGGTCGAAAGTGTATGAGACAAAGAACATCGGTATTGTTCGTGCAACTAACGTATCTAATCAGGATTAATTATGGCTTCTTTATTTGAAGTAACTGCTGGTTCTTTAGTTGGACCAACAGGCGGTGGCACTGTTACTCAGGCTACAAACAAATCAACAGGTGTAACTCTTAATACAGAGAGTGGACAGATAACAATGAACAACGCTGCTTTAGCTGATGCTGCTGAGGTATCTTTCACAGTTACAAATAGCAAAATCGCTGCAACAGATGTTGTCGTTGCCTGTCATGGATCAGCTGGAACTGCTGGTGCTTATATCGTAAGTGCTAATGCAATCGCTGCTGGTTCTTTCGCAATCACAGTTTCTAACGTGTCAGGTGGAGCTTTAAGTGAAGCTATCGTTATTAACTTTGTTGCTCTAAAAGGAGCATCTAGCTAAATGGGAATGTACGCTTTTAGGCGTATGAGAGAGAGAAATGAAGCTGCTCAAAAGGTGGCTTCATTAACTCCAACTCTTGAAAAGCCAAAACCAAAAACTAAGCCCAAAAAGGTAAAACTCGATGGCGATAACAATTGACGCAACTGTTGGTGGTGCAAATGCTAACTCTTATATCACTCTTGCTGATGCAAACTCTTTCATTGAGGGGCTAGTTCTGAGTGATGACGCTGCTGCGTGGGATGGGTCAAGCAACGATAATAAAAATCGTGCTTTGTTCACGGCTGCACAAAGAATTGATCGAGAAAAGTTCCTCGGAGCTCGTGTAAGTGACACTCAAGCTCTTGAATGGCCCAGATCAGGAGTTCGCAAACCTGACACTTATACAAACCTTTATGGCTTATCTTTTCCAAATAGATTAGTTGCTGATTATTACACCGACACTGAAATACCAGATCGTGTGAAAAATGCACAGGTTATTTTAGCTGTATATCTTAACAACAACAGGAATGGGTTAGAACTTAGTGGTTTGGAGGATTTTCAAACTGTTAGTATAGGAAATATCAACGTCACTCCCAGATTTTTTGGTGCTGTTGGTGTTGATCGAATACCTCCAATCGTTGATCATTATTTGATGGGCATTAGAATAGGAGGAAGAGCAAACTTACAAATCAAGAGGTCATGAAAATGGGTTACGGATACGAATATCCAGCTGCAATCATCATTACAGATACGAATGCCCACACAGGCAGATTTGGAAAGGTGCATTGCTTAACGGATGCAGAGGCAACTTTTGTTGCTGAAAATATCACAGAGAATGGATCTGCAACTATAAACGGCATCACGATGAAGGCATCATCTGAAGTTTGTGGAGTTATCACAAGTATCACCCTTGCAAGTGGTCAGGTAATAGCTTATTCATTATGAGTCTTGCAAACGCTCTTAAAAAAGCTGCATCAAAAACTCTAAGCAAACTTGGAGGAGATGTAATTATTCGACAGGTTACTGCTGGCACTTACAACACCACAACTGGTTCAATAACTGAGTCGACTTCCGATACAACTATTAAGGGCGTTTTGGATAATGTTTCAAGGTCAGAAGTTAATGATCTCATTGAGTCTCAAGATAAGATTTTAACAATATCGGCTGGCGATCTTACCTTTGTACCAACAACAAAAGACAGAGTGGTAATAAGCAGCGTTGAGTTTAAAATTATTCAAGTTACGATAAATGAGCAAAATAACACTCCTGTAAGTTTTGATCTTGTTCTGAGGTAATCATGGCTAGAGAAATTAGGCTTTCTGGAATAGGTGATCATTTTGAACAGCAAGTAATTAACACCGTGAGAAAAGCAACTTTAAAAGCAGAAAAAGATATTAAAGAGTTTACTCCTGTTGATACTGGAAACTTAAGAAATTCATTTAAAAATAAAGTTGAACCTTTGGTTGGAGAAGTTTTTACAAATGTTGAATATGCAGAGCCTGTTGCTTACGGAACAAATCTGCCTCCGAGTTGGGGAGGTAAATATAAAACTCGTCAAAATACAATCAAAGGTTATCCAGAGCTTATCGCAAAACAACTGGAACAATATATTTCAGATCAATTTAGGAGTGCATAATGGCTGCAATTGATTTAAACACAGTCAGATCAACTATCGAAGGCAGACTTGCAACAGAGTTAGCATCAAGCCCTGCGATTCCTGTTGTATTTAATAATATGGCTTTTGATTCAACGACCGAGGACACTTTTGTTCAGTGTTTGACAAGTTTTGGAACTGGAAATTATTTAACGATGGGTGGCTCTGCTAATTCAACAAATAGAGTTGTTGGTTTAATGTTATTAAATATTTTTACTGAAGAAGGTATCGGTGCTGGCTCAAACTTAACAATTGGCAAACGGCTGCGTGACCTTTACAATAATATTACAGTTTCAAATGTTATTTTTGATTCACCTATCGGTCCAGAAGTTTTAGCATCTAGTCCAGAAGGTAAGTTTCAAACTCAAATAAGAGTTACTTTTGAAATATATGAGGATCTTTAATCATGCCAAAACTTGAAATTACTGAAGAAATGCTTGACGCAATCGAAGCTGTTAAAGGAGTTAGAGATTCAAGAATGTGGGATCCTAACTGTAAAAGATATATGGAGAATCAACAAAATCCTAAAAAAGATGTAAAAAAGTCTGAAAAGGGTTAATATATTTATAAATCTTTCTTTTTTTTGTTATGGCTGCTGTAAAAGGTGATGTCGGTAAAATAATGTTCCATAACGCTGCTGGAACAGAAGCTGATATATCAGGTCTAAGAAATTGGTCTTTATCAATTACTAAAGATACTCAAGAAACCACAGTTCAGGGTGACACCTCAAAAACTTTTGTTGGCGGTCTTATCTCTGGTGAAGGTTCAGCAACTCTCATTTATGACAATGCTGGTAACTCTGATTACTTGGCATTTGTTGAGGACATATTGACTACTGGAGATGCTGGTGACGCATTGTTTGAGTTGTTCCCAGACAGTTCAGCAAGTGCTAAAAAATTTGGTTTTTCTGGAATTATTACAGGTGCTGAATACGGAGCAACAATAGGTGAAATACAAGAAATAAGTATTTCATTTATCTCAACTGGTGCAATCACTTCAGACATATAGTAAATTTTTAACAACTAACAACACATAACATGGCAACAAAAAGAACCGTTGATTTAATCACTGAGGCTTTCAGTGACGTGATGACTGCAAGAAGAAAGTATGAACTTAAAAAGCCAAATGGTGATTTGTTAAAAGAAATATATTTTCCACCTTTGACAAGATTTGATAGAAAAAAAGCTCAAGTTGCTGCTGGAACAGATGATGCTTTGACGATTTCTACAAAACTTCTTTGTCAAATTGCAGAAAATGAAGATGGTTCAAAAGCATTTCATTCTGCCGATGCGGAAAATTTACAGAGATTTTTACCAGAAAGTGTATTAAATGAACTTGAGCTATTTATGATGGATATTCAAGTTGATTTAGATACAGCAAAAAACGAATCAAGCGAGATAACTGGTTAAATTTTGAGTTTTTTCTCGCAACAGAATTAGGTAAAACAATAATTGAGTTAAGAAAAAGTATCACAGAAGAGGAGCTTATTCATTGGGCTGCATACTATGAAGTTAAAAATGACAGGGAAAAACAAGAAATGAATCGTCAAAAGAACAAAACAAGGTAATATATAATAAAGGTTATTTGTATTTGTGGCACAATCAACAGTAAAACTTATAGTTGATGCACAAAATGCTATCTCTCCACTTAAAAGAGTAAATGATGCTACAAAAAATTTAAGCAGAAATACAGATAAATTAAAAGATAGATTAAATAAATCAAACAGATCAATAAGAGAATCAGGTAGGGCTGCAAAATCAGCAAGTGGTGGATTTGCAACATTAAATAAATCTTTGATGCCCTTAATAAAGGCTTTGGCAGCTATAGCAGCTGCAAGATTTATTTTTATCAACGCTGCTGATATTGAGACTCAAAGAAAAAGTTTAGAAGTTCTTACTGGTTCTCTTTCTAAAACAAATCTGATAATAAAAGAACTGCAAGATTTTGGTGCTGTTACTCCATTTAAAAGTAGTGAACTAATAGAACAAACAAAACGATTAAAGGCTTTCGGTTTTGAGACTGATGAATTAGTTGATACCACAAAAAGGCTTGCTGATGTTGCTGGTGCTACTGGTGCTGATTTACAAGGCATTGCAACAGCCTTTGGTCAAATAAGGGCAAAAGGAAAATTGCAACAAGAGGAAAATTTACAGTTATTAGAAAGAGGAGTTGATATAACAACTGAACTTAAAAATATTACAGGTTTACAAGGTGAGGCATTTGAAAAAGCACAAAGACAAGGAAAAATTGGGGCTGATCTTGTAAATCAGGCACTTATAAATTTAACAAATGAAGGTGGAGCTTTTTTTGAAGGTGCTTCTTCACAAGCAACAACCTTAAATGGAAAATTATCTACTTTAATAGATTCAATTGAAAGTTTGGCAAGAACTATTGGCTCTCAACTATCACCAGCAATAAAAGGTGCTTTAGATTTAGCGACAAAAGGAGTGGTGGCCATTGAGAAGATATTCAGTAGATTTGGTGATATTGGTGATGTTGGTTTAGGTAATGTTGCAAAAGCAGAAATGGATGCTCGTAGTCAAGCAACTAGATTAACCAAAATGAAGTTTGGTGATGATATAAGACTTACAGGGTTTGCTTTTACAGATGAAGAAAAAGCAGCCAAAAAATTTTTAAAAGAACAAACAGCTTTATTAAAAAAACAATTTATTGAAAGAGAAAAATTAAGAAAAAAATCTTTTGTGCAACTAGAAGTTCTTGAGGACACTACAAAAGAATCAGAAAAAATCACAAACAAAACAAAAGATACTACCCTTGCTTTTACAGAATTAGTACCAATAACTGCAACATTTAATCAAGCTTTGGGTCAGTCAGATACTTTTATGGATGCTATAAATAGTGATACTTTGAAGCTTTCTGAAGGTATTTTTCAAGTCACAAATGAAGCAGATCAATTGAAAGAAAAATTCAATGAAATCGGGCAAAGTGTAGAGCAGGGAATAGTATCTGGTTTAACTGATGCTGTTATGGGAACAAAAACTCTAGCTGAAGCTGCAACAGGTGTTCTAAACAATTTAAAAAGACAGTTGGTGGAAGTTGCCATGCAACGTGCGGTTTCTGGTATTGGTGACAGTATTGGTGGATTTCTAGGCGGATTATTTGGCGGAAGAAAAAAGAAAACTGCACCTTTGATCACAAACACTTTTCTTGGAGGAGCGGGTAGTAGGTTTTTAGGCTCTGGTCTTTCTAGTATATTTAGAGCTAATGGAGGGCCAGTTTCTGCTGGAAGGTCTTATGTTGTGGGAGAACGAGGGCCTGAGTTATTTACTCCAAGACGATCTGGTATGGTTACAGCAAACGATAAAATAGGTGGAGGAACAACAAATATGGTTACAGTAAACGTAGATGCTTCGGGTTCTTCAGTACAGGGTAACAGTGCAGACGCACAACTTTTAGGGGCAGCAATTGGGGCTGCTGTGCAGGCTCAACTGATAAAAGAAAAAAGACCCGGAGGACTTTTAACAAGGTAACATGGCAACTTTTCCTAACTTTCAGCCTATTTATGGGATGAGAAAAACAAGCGCACCAAAAATCAGGACAACAAGTCTTGGAGATGGCTATGAGTTCAGGGCTTTATTTGGCCTTCCACTTACTCAAGATCCTAAAGTATATGATTTAACTTTTAATGTATCAGAAACAGAAGCTGATGTAATAGAGGGATTTTTTAGAAGCAGAGTTAACGATCAATCAAGTTTTACCTTTACTCCACCCGGTGAAGGCTTTACAAAAACAGGCACTTACAGTCAGACTGGAACTACTGTAACCATTACCATAACAAATCATGGCCTTGCCAAAGGTGATGTTGTGACTATCGACTACACTTCTGGTTCTGCAACTGATGGTGATTTTGTTGTAGCCACACGACCAAGCGTTGATACATTTACGGTAACGGCAGCTTCTTCTGCGACAAATAGTGGTAATGTATCGGTCACCTTATCAGGGGCTGGTGAATTTGTTTGCCAATCATGGACAAAAACAATACCTTATAATAATAGAGCAATATTAAATTGCACTTTTAGGGAGGTATTTGAACCGTAATGGGATTACCTACAGCAGACCTTCAAGGATTAACAAATAAATCTATTATTGAACTTTATACGTTGACTTTGGTTTCTGAATTACATGGATCTACTGATGTGACAAGATTCCATTCAGGTGTTGGTATGAACAGTAATGCATCAATAATATGGCAGGGTAATACTTATGATAAATTTCCAATAGAAGCTTCAGGGTTTGAATATTCTGGTCGTGGGTCGCTTCCTAGACCGACAATAACAGTTTCAAATATATTAGGAACTATTACAGCATTAATGGCAACAGTAAATGCCACAACACCATTTAATGATTTACAAGGAGCAAAATTTGTACGCATACGCACTCTAAGTAAATTTTTAGATGCTGCAAATTTCCCATCAAATCAAAATCCTTTTGGTACACCAGACAGCACAGCAGAACTGCCACAAGAAATTTATTTTATAAATAGAAAAACTGTAGAAAATAGAGAAATTGTACAATTTGAACTTGTTTCTGCTTTGGATTTGCAAGGAGTCCGCGCGCCAAAACGTCAGGTCACAAGAAAAGATTTTCCGGGTGTTGGTACTTTTATAAACGCATGACTTGGAAAACTGATGCTGCAAAACACGCCGAAGAATGTATGCCACAAGAATCATGTGGTTTGTTAGCAATAATTAAAGGAAAAGAAACCTACTGGCCTTGTAAAAATATTGCAGAATCTGGATTTGAATATTTTATTATTGACCCTGATGATTGGGCAAAATGTGAAGATACAGGAGAAATAATTGGTATTGTTCATTCTCATCCTTATGATTCACCACAACCATCTGACAATGATAAAGCAAGTTGTGAGTATTTAGATTTGCCTTCTCATATCTACAGCGTAAGGATGAAAGAGTGGTGTTCTTTTGAACCTAGCGGCTGGAAAGCACCATCACTTATCGGTAGAAGTTTTATTTGGGGTGTACATGATTGTTGGT